GCTTGTGCGGCTATCAAAGGCGAAACGGCTACCCCCCCAGCGATCATACCGGCGGCGGGGAACAGACCCGTAACCTTTTCGCCTATTCTTTGCGTGGTTGTAAGCCCTTGTTTAATTCCTGTGGCCTTGCCCGCGCCAATTATGGGTTCTTTTGACGGGAATTCAAGGGATATCGGCTCTTTGGCCTTGTATGCTTCGCTCAATGGTTTAAAGACTTCTTTCCCGGTCAATGACTTTATATGCTTAGATACCTCTACTATGTCTTTGGCTGAACCATTGGATAAATCTAACTCGAAGGATTCACCTTTTGAATATGCGTCCGTTATTTCAGCAAGCACTTCTTTCAATGGCATATTTTGTCCTTAAAGTGATATCTTCCTTATCGCCTTACCAGTTGACGGAGTCTGTGCCGGTTTCTGTTGTTTCTTTTTTCCTTTAGATGGATTCAACCTTAAATTAATCTCGTCTAATTGTTCGTTGTAACTGGTTTCTCGGTTTCGCATTTCCAGGATCATTATATCCATCTTCTCCCTAAATGCGTCGTAGGATTGACCCTTATTTATCAAATCCTGTATTTCCTTATTGGCCGTATCGGAAAGTGCCTGGACACTTCCCGCCCCGCCACTTATAACCTTTGCATATTCCTTCGTAGCGGCGGTTAATGCGAGTTGGAAATTCTCAACATCTTTATCACCAGCGTATTGTCCCTTGACACGATTTATCCACCATTTATTAAAAACAGTATTACCCTGTGCGTCAAGTTTCTGCGCCATCTTATCGGCCAATTCAATATTCTTCCTTGCCTGTTTCTCAAAAGATAAAGTCTGTTCTTTGATGTTTGTGAGTTTTATTAAGGCACCTTTATCTGCCTCATAACCCGCCTTTTGTGCGGCAAGCGCCTGTCCATCGTTACCAGCCGACTTAGCTATCTTTGAAGCTTTATTAAGTATTTCACCCCTCATAGAAGCAGCACCCATTCCCAAACCCTCTAATTGCCCCGTAGCAAGGTATTTCTCTGCCATTAACTGTTTAGTGTCATCGGTAAGAATTCCCGCACCAGTACCACCACCTATACCGCCTCCGATTTCCTTTGTCGCATTTTGCACGGACTTTACATAATCCATGAATTTCATTCCCGGTTGAGTAGTTGTCACCAATTTTTTAAGAATGTCCGGTTTATCCTGATATGCTATCAAGGTGGAATTGTATTGTTCAGGGGAAACGAGTATGTCAGTTTTACCCGGAGCGAATTCCTTTTCTCTTGGTTTCACAAACGGCCCACCAGTAAGTTTAGCCAGTTCTGCGGAAGCCTGTGTAAACCCTTCCGGGATACCGGGGCTTAACGCCGCACGGATATCCGCTTCGGATGGTATGCCGCCTATGCCTCGGCCAGTAGCGAACATAACATCACGCTGTGTAGGAGTTTTAGGGGTGAACGCTTCAAACTGGCTTTTGGCCTTCATCTCGGCCTCTAATTTCTCAATGCCTAATTTTTGGTCATACTCCTTCTGCGCCTGAATCATCTTCATGGCGTTCTTGGCCTTATCTTCTTTGGTCTTGTAGAAGTCGTTTACAGTAGCAAAGACATTCTGTATGGCCTCTGCCTGTTTCTGTGAACGCTCCCGTTTACGCTGTTCATTTTCTTTGGCGGCGTTTAATATTTCGCCCATGAGTTGCGGGTTTAACCTGGGTATGTATTCGGGTGACATAGTATTTCCTATCTATCGAAGATACTGCCAACACTTGAACCGATGGAACTGCCAGCAACACCACCAGCGGGACCTCCATAAATAGTACCGACGATACCACCGGCGGCACCTAGAATGGGTTGCATTATCCCTTTCTTGTTGCCCTTTTTATAGGCGGACAGTGAGCGATTAAACATATCCAAATCCGACCGCCGGCCAAGTTCCTGCCCCATAAGTTGCGCCAAAGTATCAGCCAGACTATTGGCCCGCTCATAATCCATGCCGTAGGACGTGGTAAGGAATTGGAGCATTTCCTGCCGCTTTTGGGAAGCGTCCTGCGCCAATAGCCCGGTAATCTGCCCCTGCTGGCCCACTTCCTGCTGATATGAGGCTTGCGCGATATCTCCGCTCTCAATGCTGGACCCGGTAAGTCCCCTGCTCTGCGCCGTAGTGGATACATCGGCCATAGTCCGGGCCTTGCTTTCCTTGCCCTGCCGGACTATCTCGGCTATCGCCTGTTGGAGATACGGGTCAGTCCCAGGCTGTAAAAGCGGTATTATCTCCTTGCCCGCCGTCTCCCGGTATGAACCCCTTTGACTGGTAAGCAGATTCGCTATACCGCCGTAACTCGGATCGGCTTGCGATAGTTTTGTAAGTTCGTCCCAATCTATAAATTCATTCATTTTTTTATACCTCTACTTTTAACTATTCTATCATTTTACTGGGAGTTTGCGAAGATACAGAGACATGTTAAAAAGCGTCCATGCACCTGCCGAAGATGAATTATTCTTGAATTCCACGTCCAAGAACCGACCTGTTAAATTGTTGCTCACGGAGAATGGGATTTTGCTTACCAGTATCCCTGCTGTGGAATCTTCGCCGGTGTTCACGTCGTTAAGCGTTACTGCTGTATTGGATAGGTCAAGGTGGTATGACGGCGTGATGTTTATATCCAATATACTTTCCGTTTCCGGCGCGAAAGAGGCGTACATCTTAATAAATTCCTTCTCCGCGTCCGGATCGCCGAATGAATACGCCTTTGTCCGTATTTCGGAAGTGAACGCCTTACCGTCATCATCCTCGCCTATTTCCAATTGGTACAGTTTACCGGTGGAGTTAGCATCTCCGCAGAACAACTTTCGGTTGAATATCGCCATTGAGTAACAACTCATGCCGTCCAGGAACGTTACCGCGTCGTTCTTATCAGCGACAAAGACAAAATCATTACGCCCGCTTGCTGAACTAGTCGTATAGGCCATGTAATAGCGTTCGAGATATACGGCTGACGCTGTAGGCGGTCTGGACGTACCTTCTAGCCAGTTTATCGTAACGTCGCGTAATAGCGCGGTATGCGTGGCGGCGCTGATGGTGAATATCTCTTTGATCCCAAGATATGCCGCCGTGCTTATGATTATGGGCGCATTGTTGCTTTGTGCGTTCCATGTGGCCGTAGCACGTTCTACGCTATCGCAGGACGCACCGGTACTGACATAATAGGATATGCTCCCGTTATCCAGTACAGAATTAGCTTGGAAGTTACCCCAACTGTTGATAGCGTCCGTTTGAGCGCAATCATGGATATATTCGCCGGTGGTAGCGGCCTGAAGCGTAATGCTATGGAGTGATGGCGTTTGAGTGCTGTAATCAGTTGAGAAGTCGGCCTTATACTGCCAGTATTCCTTTGTTAGCGGTATCCGGTATATCCCGCTTGTGGTCGTGCTGACCAGCGTCCAACTGCTCCATGTAGGCAGGACGGACGTTGAGCTTTCCCGGACGCTGTACGCGATTGTGGACCCGACAGGCACGGTATTGGAGAACGAGAACGGCCCGCCGATAGGCGTTGGAAAAGTAGTGTCGAATATCGATGACGTGAATGTACCGGATGAATTATATCCGCCAAAAAAAAGATTATCAATGCTCATCCCATATACGCTGGCATATGGAATGTCATATAGAAATATATGAAAAAATTGGTAACCAGATGTTGATGTTATAGTGGTATCTGTCCCAGTTAATGGTCCCGCAGCACAGGCATTCCCGGAGAATCCCGTAGTTGTTGAGGATGTTACGGAAAAATCGCCATTTAAATTACGCGTAATCACGAAATCACAACTGCTATATGCGCCTGTTACATTCTGCAATGTAACAGAACTTACTTGCGTTTCAGAACCGGACTCTACACGGACAATCCTCTCACGCATATTGTAAGTATTGAATTCAAAATAATAACCAGACGTGGTAGCCGTATCTATCGTAGACGATATAAAATAATATTTAAGGATTGTCCCTAATTGCCCGCCGGAACGGTCAACCGTCCTAGCAGTTAATCCCCACTTTCCGTATGAATATGCGGACGTTGAATAATATAGTTTCTGATTCCCGTCTCCGCTCGGACATATTGAAGTCGCGGGTGAACAATACATACAGAATCTACCAACCCCGCCTAGAGAATCCTCATTGCCGCAAGTGCCGTTTGTGCCATTTGCACTAAATGCGGTTGTTCCACCTTCTACCGATAATGGCCGGGTATTGGCATCTGTATTGGCTACAATCGTCCACGATGAAGAAGTATCATTAAAATCATCAAGCACTGAATAGGAATTACTTGTTATCTGTATATCCCCACTAACTTGCGTGGTTGAAATATTAACCAATGTGCCTGTACTCCAATCTTCCGCCGTGGTATCCGTATGCGTCCATGTGGAAGGTACAAGAGACCCCGGCGAGATAGTAGCCGATATCTTTGCGCCGGGACCGCTAACTTGCAGATTACCAGCCTCCCAATGCGCCTGCGTAGTGTAAATCTTGTTCCGGCCTACCGCTGTATTGCCTATGAGCGTATCAAAGATATTCTTGACCCCGGAAAATTGCGGCTCGATACTCCCGCTGGTCATCTTCTCAATACCCCGGCGGCTCATCCAGAATAATGCGCCGTCCTTCTCCTGTATGCTCCTATCTTCAATACAGCCCACTTCCCGCGAGATAGTCCTGACTATGAAATCATTGCGCCCGAATCCGTAAACGCCGTATATTTCATCATCATTGCCGACAAATAGGAAGTCCTTGAACCCGGCATATAGGCATTTAATGGGCTTTGCGTTCTCCCCGCCAAAGGCTAAAGCAACGGGATCTATGCTGGTGGTCGGCCCGGTGGTCCATTCTTCACCATCCAGCGCCTTTGACATGTAAACATAGGACAGACTGCCGGCTACGCCAGCCGTTACTATCCGGTTGCGCCAACCATCTATGAGGTTGCCTAGCGGTCCCTCTGTAACCGTCTTGGTGCTGGTTGCGTCCCAATAGGCCATTGAATCCACGCCATTGGCAAACCATATTTTACCCAAATAAGCTACTGCGTCCATGTCGTTTACAGTGGACAGGCTATAAAGGCCCGGAATGGCCTCAAACACGCCTATAGACGTGGCTTTATAGATAGTTTGGCTGGATAGCGCCAAAACGTAGGCGGTGCCGTCTGAAGCGGTATAGGGCCACGCCCCGCGCACGGACTTTTCATCAGTAAAGACACTAGAATTGAACTGCGAGAACCCATTCCGGCGGGTAACGCCTAACTGATCGAAATAAACATTTCGCGCCCACTGGACGCTATTATCGGGAATTAAAGCCGGATTGTAGCGGGTGATTACCCCGCCCTGGAAGTTAGGAACGTGGAATATCTCTATCCCGTCCTGCGCCTGGGAATATGCGGGAGTGAAGAAGAATAACAGTGTAAAGAGTAAATATTTCATACATACCATTTAACGATTCGGGGCCACGTTGACATTCGGGCTATACCCCGGTCGCGCCCGGCAATATTCACCAAAAAGCGCCCGATTAACCATGTACCGCTGCATATACCTGTCACCTTCAGCCGCCATGCCGACAACGTATAACATTCTCGCGGCGGCAAAGTATGCAAGCATGGGGTGGAACGGCGTAAACTCGGTTATGCCATTGAACGGCGTTATAGTGGACGTTATAACATCGGCCCGCGCGTAATACTCCACCTTTACAGTAGTGGTCGTGGTGTTCGTCACCGGATATGGATAGAACCCGATCTTTGTCCGACTGGAAAAGTTGACAAAGAAATTAACAGGTTCCCCGGTAATCGTTTCCCATTCACTTGAAGCCAGGTCCAACTTAGCAGGGGACTTTTCCTCTAACCGCTGATCATCCGATAATACCCGGTCAATCTGGATGAAATTTGAAGGCAAGTTATAATACACTGTCCCCGAGCTGGTGTCAAAGACGTAGGCTTCCCGGATACAGAGCGTATTACTGATCGTGTCTTTCTGCGCCTCATTGAGCAGATTTGTCACTTGCCGCTCGGTAAACAGTTCCTGCCCGGTAAATGCGGGGTCCATGCCCATTGTCCGTACATCACCTATCAAATCGGATACTGTCCCCGCGTATATCTGCCTGGTGGAAAATAACAACAGGATTATAAGGTATCTGGTCATTTCGCCGCCTGTTTATTCGGTAGAGCGTTCTTGTTCCGGCAATATTCCATGAGTTCCGCCCGGTATGCCGAATAGCGTTGCATGTACCTGTCAGCGGCATTTGCAAGCCCGTCTATGTATAACATCTGCGCCGCCGCGTAGTATGCCAGCATTTGCTGATACGGGATGAATTCAGTTATGGAGTTGAACGGGGTGCTGGACGTGGAAAGGTCATACACCTGCGCGTAATACTCAGCCTTTATAGTTGACGTGGACCCGCCAGTTACGGGATAAGGATGGAATCCTATTTTAGTCCTGCTTGAAAAATTGGTGAAGTAATTGGTAGGCGGGCCGGTGTCGGTTTCCCAGGTGGTTGATTCCTGGTCCAGTTTTAACGGAGATTTCTCTTCAAGGCGCTCACCGTCTGAAAGCAACCTGTCCATGCGGATATAATCGCCGGGCATGGGATAATACGCGGTCCCGCTGCTGGTGTCGAACGTGTATTCCTTGCGGATACAGAGCGTACCGGCTATGGTGTCGCGCTGACCTTCATTGATGAAGTCAAGGATTTGAGTATCAGAAAAGCGGACACGGCCCAAAGCGGAGGGATCTCGCCCTAGAATCCGTGCCGTACTAATCAATTCACTGGCTGTTTTGGAAATCCCGCTAATCGGGTTTATTATCGAGGCCAGTATTAAGGCCCCAAGTATCAAGGCTCTCTTCATACTGGCCCTCCGCATATCTTACAACTACATCATTAAAAGGTTACTGAAAATCTGAACTATCGGTAGAATCATATTGATATTCGCCGTACAGAGATACGGGTGTAGCCGCTATTATTGCACTACTAGCCACACTCCTGGCGTACAACGGTGCTTCGTTGTAGTCCTCTATAACTATACCGATATTCGGCATATGCCTGCCATCGGTAGTAGCTGAGCAAGTTGTAGCACTAGCAGAAACTGTAGACAAGCATATCTCAAGCATAGCAGTTCCAGTTCCGTGTATCACAGCGTACCTTCTACGGACATCACTTGATAAAACCGTAGTCCAGGCGGTAGTAGTCACGGAAACACTGAAACCAGCCCTGCTATCACCGTCATTTCTCGCTATCTTCGTAACGAATGGAGATTGTCTCCCTGCCGCAAAGACCAGGCCGACAGAAGCGGTTACGATAAGTAACGCCAATTTCGTCTGTATCTTCATATGTCTCCTTTACTGGGCAGTAATATCACCAGCGTGTACATTAGTGGAGCTAACATACACGAAAGCACCCTTACCTACACCAGTAGATATAACAAGTGCAGTGTTTATATTATCCACAATGCAATCAGAGCATACATACATTTGGTAAGTGGCAGTAGGGGTAAGTGCGTCCAGTTGGGCGATTGTCCTTGCGGACATAAGTAACCCGCCGGTAAACGTAGAACTGGAAGCCGATAGCGTCCCACTGAACGCGGCAGTAGTGCCGGTAGTC